GGTCGAGTCCTTAAACTTAATGCAACGGTTCAATGTAAACTGTCCGGCCAATGACATTGAAAGGCTGCGGTCTTCTCCGGTGACAAAGTACAGTGCAGCCGGCAATACTCGGTCAATGAGGCTCTGAACGGCGGATATAGCCGATCACAGCTGGGCTTGTTCCGACATCTGATTAGGATTCGCTTACATGCGGCTCTACGGTGCCATTCAAAAGGTCGAAACCCAGGACGACGGGACCGTGCGCGTGCACGGGATTGCCACATCAGAAGCGGTAGACGACCAGGGCGAAATCGTTCGGGCCGACGCCATTCGGACCGCGATCCCTGACTATATGCGCTTTCCCGCTCTCAGAGAAATGCATCAACTTTCCGCCGCGGGTACAACACTTGAAGCGGAAGTCTGTGACGACGGAACGACGCGCATAGTCGCCCATGTTGTAGACCCGGTCGCCGTGGCTAAGGTGAGAAATAGAGTTTATCGGGGCTTTTCCATTGGAGGTCGTGTTACACAGCGGGATCCTCGAGACCCAAAAGCGATCACAGGCCTCGTGCTCAACGAAATCTCGTTGGTCGACCGCCCGGCGAATCCCGAGGCGATTTTCGGCTGCTGGAAGGCGGCGGTTGCGCAAGACGCCTCGCCTCCGGTGTCGACAGATGAATCGATGCTGCCGCCGGAGCCCTCGCTGCCGCGGGAAGCGTTCAATACCCCGATCCAGATTTGGGCCTGCGGTGCACCGGATCATCGCCATCTGGCTAAGGCCGAGGCGTTCACATGCCTTCAAAAACGCAATGCCGGGTCCGATGCCCTGGACGCCGCTCCCTATGCGACCCCAGCAAAAAAGGCTGCGGGTGAAGCCGCAGCCCCGCCAGCGGACGAGACGAAGGACTCACCTCAGTGAACACCTCCGAGGACAAAATTCCGTACGCTGATCCTGGCTATCAACCAGACCGGAGAAAGCGGTATCCGATCGATACCGAGCAGCACATCCGCGCCGCGTGGAGCTATATCAACAACCCGATGAATGCAGACAAGTACAGCGATGACCAGCTCAAGCGAATCAGAGCTGCTATCATTGCGGCGTGGAAGGCGAAAATCGACAAAAACGGCCCGCCCCTTGCAGAGCAGCATGAAAAGACTTCTCAGGCCGCAGTGAGTACCGCCGAGCTTTACGATCTTCTAACTGCACTGGCGAATGTGGAGACTAGCGGGATCCTCGGCGAGGCGACCGATAGCAGTCCCGAGCCTAGCTCGGAAATGTCTGGAGCGCCCAACTATGTCGCTGATGTTCCGCCGATGTCGCGTGTCGCTGCGCTCGCCTTGAAAGGCAAATCCAAAATGCGGAAGCTCGCTGGTCTCTTTGCAAATGCGTGCGCTTCGGAAAGTGATCAAGCGCTGATCGACGTTGCGCACCGTTGCCTGAGTGAACTCACCGATGGTGCGTGCTGCCAAATGGCAATCGAAATGGCGACCGGGCAGTCAGGAGAGGCGCTGCAGCATCTCCAGGCGGCTCATGATCATCTAGTGGCCGCCGGAGCCAGGTGTGATAGCGCAGAGATGGCCGGGACAGCGTCGCCGAGCGGGGTCACGCAAGCGGAGTTCGAACGAGTAGGCGCAAAAGTCACACCTGAGGCGCAGTTCCCTAAGTAGCCGACCGACAGGCAAGACGATAAGGAGGGGATCGGTAAGGTCCTCGGCCAGATTATGCCGATGCTGGAGCGCCTCACAAAGCGGGTGGACGAGATCGCCCGAACGCCACTCCCGCCCCTGACAATCGCCAAGGGGACAGTCTCGGTCGCGAAGCAGCACGACCGCGGTGGAGAGGCCGAGCCCTCCGCGGAAGCGGTCGCTGCAGCGCTCGCGAAAATGAGCAAGGAGGAGCAGACACTGGCCCTGATAAAGGCCAGCTATGCAAACCCGATCCGCGCGTTCGGCGCCACCGGTGACGAACGGCAGACATAAGTACGCGCGCTAGCCGATTTGGGCTCGCATAATAGACGAGGGCCTACGGTGTGCGGTTTAACTCTTGTGCCACTGCGCTGTCGGTCACTCTGCGAGCCTTTTCACGGCACATAGCACTCAAACCCGATTTCGGCCTCAAGGCCGTCGCACTGCCCGGTCCCTGACCGGGTTTTTTTGCCCCCCTTATTCGGGAGGAAGGTTTAATGAACCCGATCACGCAAGAATCGCTAGACCTCATGAAAGGGGCTCTGGCTACACCTGATACGACGATCGCCAAGTCGATCTCGACCGCGACTGGCTTGCTGGCTTATGACCTCCAGGCGCCCGCCAAAAACCTCTATCCGTTTGTAACCCCAATCCGTAACGCGATACCGAGGGTCGGCGGCGGTGTCGGCTCTGCGACCAATTGGCGTCAAGTCAACGCTATTATCGGCTCCGGCTTCGACGCAATGGGATGGGTGCCGGAAGGCCAGCGCTCAGGCCAGATGTCGTATTCGACCTCGACGAAAACCTCTACTTTTGTAACGATCGGTGAGGAAGACGCCGCGACGTTCGAAGCGATATCGGCTGGGCGCACATTTGAAGACGTCCAGGCGATGATGGCTTTTCGCCTTCTGCAGAAGATGATGCTGAAGGAAGAGATGGCGATCCTTGCCGGCAACGCCACGCTGAGTCTCGGCATGCCCTCGGCTCCGACCTTGTCGGCTTCGGGTTCGGGCGCCACGCTCGCGGCCGCGACCTATTTCGTCAAGGTCGTCGCGCTAACTCTGGAGGGCTATCAGAATTCCAGTGTTCTCGGCGGTGTCGCCACCTCGAAAATTGTTCCTGGCGCCGACGGCAAGACTTTTACCCTGATGGGAGGCTCTTCAAACATTAGCCCCGAAGCGAGCGTCGCGGTCGCTCTTGGCCAAACCCTGTTCTGTTCGGTCACCCCCATCCAAGGGGCGGTCGCCTATGCCTGGTACGTCTCCACGTCGAGCAACACCGGGACTTTGCAGGCGATTACGACGATCAATAGCTTAGGCATTTCCGCCCCGATCAGCACGGGCAATCAGTCGCAAACCGCGATTACCGCCGACAACTCGGCCAACCCCAGCTACGCTTATGATGGGTTGCTGACCACCGCACTCAAGGCGGGCTCAAACGCCTATGTCAATGTGATGCCCACCGGAACGGCGGGAGTTGGCACACCGCTTACTCCGTCTGGTCGCGGCTCGGTTGTCGAAATCGACACGATGTTCCAGAAGATGTGGGACAACTTCCAGCTGTCACCGACGGTTCTCTACGTCAACTCGCAGGAACTGAAGAACATCACGACAAAGGTGTTGTCGAATGCTTCTGGTCCGTTGCTGCGCTTTGATAGTCCGGCAGACGGCAGCGCCGGCGAATATCAGCTGACCGCATCGGGCGTCGTGCAATTCTATTACAATCCCTTTGCGGTAAACGGAGGACTGCGGATCCCGATCCGCATTCACCCGAAGGTGCCGCCGGGCACAATCATCGGCTGGGCCGAAAACTTGCCGATCCAGTATCAGTCGAATGAAGTACCGAATGTCGCTGAAGTCAAGACGCGGCAAGACTATTACCAGATCGACTGGCCGATTGTGACGCGGCAGCGCCAGGTCGGTGTCTATGCCGAGGAGGTGTTGGCGGTCTACGCACCGTTCGCAATGGGCGTCATCTGCAATATCGCAAACGGTTGATCGCGATGCCGGAAATTCCGGAGTTCTCCGCGCGAGCGGCTGTTGCTGCGGCCCCCGGGTTAAGCCCGGGGGTCACGCAGAGCGGCGATCTCGTACCCCTCCGTGCCATGTTCGGCCAAGACGAGGTCAATCATGGTACAAACCGGTATCTGGTCGACGACGGCCATCTTGTGTGGGTGCCGCTCGAGGCGGTCGGCCCGCTTGTCGCCATAGGCGGGTTCGCTGCGTTGGAGCCGAGTGGTTCTCGCGTGTCGGCGGGCACAGTCTCGATCCGGCACGACGGCGCCGCGGCGTGCTCTTATGGCGGGCGTCAACATGTTGGCGATGCGAGCGGCGATTTCGTCGTGCCAGCCGAGGCTGTTCGCGACCTGCGGGCGCACGGGTTTGTCCCCACTTTGCCGGGGGTTTCGCCCTCCGTCGCAGTGACGGAGAATGGACCCGGCAATAGATCCAGGAGCAGATGATCAATGGCCGCAGGCGATTTGACGACGCTTGCCGATGTCAAAGCATGGCTGCAGACCGGGCAGAGCGCCTTTCCAACCACCGACGATGCGCTACTGACGCGTCTTATTACCGCCACCAGTCAGTATATCCAAACCTGGCTCAATCGCCAGATCGCGATCGCCGATTACCTCGAAGTCCGCGACGGGACTGGCAGCCAAAGGTTACAATTCGCGTGCTTTCCAGTGGTAGCGGTGTCGTCGTTGACGATCGACGGGCAGGCGGTTCCGCCTGCCACCGCGAGCAGTATGGCGGGGTACAGCTTCAGTCAGACACAACTGACGGTTTGCGGCTATAGCTTCACCCGTGGAGCGCAGAACATCTCGGTTTCCTACACGGCAGGCTATTCGACCACGCCGCCCGATGTCGCCCAGGCGTGCATAGAGCTTGTGGCATTGCGCTACCGTGAACGAACGCGTGTCGGCGAAGTCTCGAGAGCCCTGGGAGGTGCGGAGACCGTCAGCTACGCCACGAAAGATATGAGCGACGACGTCAAGACACTACTCCAACAATACCGGCTTGTCGCGCCGGTGGCCGGGGTCACGCCGATGGTCGCGCCCACCGGCAGCGACGCTGCGATGCTCCCTGGTGTGTTGTGATCACGGGGTTCCTAGTAGGCGACGAGGAAGCTCTCGCCCGCTTGCGCGCCATTCCCGACGCGATCAATGCCGGACTGGCACGGGCGATCGCCAAACTCGGGATCGATCTCCAGCGAAAAGTCCAGGAGGACGAACTCAGCGGGCAAGTGCTGAGTGTCCGCTCTGGAGCGTTGACGTCCAGCATCGGTGTCGAGATCGACCTGAGCCAGCAACGAATAACGGCGAGAATCTTCAGCGACAGCGACTATGCCGCAGTCCACGAATTTGGCTTTTCCGGAGAAGTCAACGTTAGGGCGAGTTTGCGCCGCATCAGGGAAGCCTTCGGGCGCCCAATAGCCGAGAAGACGATCTCGGTAGGCGCCCATAGCCGCAGGATGTTGCTTCCGGAGCGCTCGTTTCTTCGCTCGGCGCTCGAGGAAATGGCGCCCGAAATACGCGACGAGGTCGAAGCCGCACTGCGCGACGCTTTGACAGAGTGATTGACCGGCGGTGTTGCCGTTGCAGTGGGGTATTGGCGTTGGGTGAAGAGCAAACCGAACAATGATCATACGTGAGACAATTTATGCCGCGCTGTGGGCCCTAGGCGCCGGCGCGGCACGATTCACCAGCGCCAGCCGCCGCCTACGGCACTGGAGCGGTGTCGCTCCCGCCGAGCAGCCAGCA